CTTTAAGAGAGCGAGACGAAGTAAGGCAGCAATACGACGACCTCGCCACCGAGCATGTGCTGGCAGTCAACAAACTCGCCGAAGAGCGCGACCAGGCGCTGATGGATCGTGCCAATGGGGATATGGCCACAATGACCATCAACCACTACGAGCGAATTCTCCGCGAGCGAGACGAGGCGCGGTCCGATGCAGCCAAAATTGCGGACAAATTGTCCGGATTGGAACTCCGTTCGACTGAGGAGCTGGCGAGGCTGGAGCAAGAACGCAATGAGGCTTTGGCTCAAGTCAAAGAGTTAATTTATATTTCAGAACGCGCTATTGCGTTGGCTGAAATAGATTTTGAGAACGACAAATTCGGCGTTGTATCTGAACTCCGGGATGATTTGGCAAAAATAAAGAAATCCAAATGAACTCCCTGCGCGACTACATCGCTTTCCGCCGGATCGACGCCACCCATGCGCTGAACCTTCTTCAAGACGCCGGGGTTATCTCCGATCTGTGCGTGACGGTCGATGATGTTGGCGATGCTGGGAAGGCCGTAGCCTGGTTAAGCCTGCATGAACACGAACTGAAAAGGGCTGCAAAATGAAAGAAGTAGATTGTCTCGTGCATACATCCGCTGATGATTTGCGGGTTCAAACCAAGTATTTCCGCATGACGGGCGTTTATCCTGAGAGCGCTGTTTTGCGTGAAGCTCACGAAACTTGCGTGCGGCTTGGCTACAAAACGAAAGCGAAAATTTTGCAGCCTCTTCTCAAGCGCCCATGATTCCCCAAACGCAAAACCCTGTTATCCCGCTCATCGAGGTTGAAGGCCGGTTGGCCGATGGACGCTTTGTTGTTCGGTATCAAGGCCAGAAAGTCGCCGCCACGGAGGCGCAGTTGCTTGCCATTCACCGCGAGCGGGAAGAGCAGATCGCCCGCATGGTCGAAGACCCTTGGCGGTATGGCTGGCTGAATCCAGCCTGGGAGCGGGCGGATGCGGCTTATGCGGAGCTGCGGGAGAGATTCCCGAAGGGCGTCACGGAGCTGCTTATCCTCGGCGGCAACCGCTCGGGCAAGTCGCGTTACTTTGCACGGAAGGCGATGCAGCATTTGGTGAACACGCCGGGCGCGAAGGTGTGGTGCCTGCAATCCACCGAAGCGGCATCCATCCAAAACCAACAGCCCTATTTGTGGGAGTATCTGCCGAAAGAATGGAAACCCTCCGCCAGCGGCAAGCTCAAGAAGGGCGCGGTGGCGAATATCACCTACTCGCAGAAGGGCGGCTTCACCGAGAACAGCTTCGTGCTGCCGAATGGCTCGCAGTGTTGGTTCAAGTTCTACTCGATGGATGTTTCCTCGATTGAGGGTGCGGAGTTGAATTTTTGTTGGGCAGACGAACTAGTAACCCCCGACTGGCTGGAAGCACTTCGTTTTAGGCTACTTACGCGAGACGGTGAACTCGGCATCGGCTTCACGCCGGTGGAAGGCTACACGACCACGGTCAAAGAATACCTCGACGGCGCAAAGACATTGGAAGAATGCGACGCCCCGCTCCTGCCGCGCTACCGCGATGGCAACTTGATCGGCTTAGAGCAAGTGCCGCGCATCCAGCAATGCACCAGGGAAAAAGCCCGCGTCGTTTATTTCCACACCTCGGACAACCCCTACGGCAACCCCGAGGCTATGGAGACCGAGCTGCGCGGCAGCAACCGCGAGCGAATCTTGATGCGTGCCTACGGCGTGCCGACCAAGGCGAGGATGTCGATGTTTCCAAAATTCCGCGACACGGTTCATGTGGTGCCTGCCGACAAGGTGCCGGGCGATGGCACGGTCTTTCACTTTGTGGACCCCGGCGAGGGCAAGACATGGGCCATGCTTTGGATCCGCTACACGCCGGATGGCCGGTGCTGGATTTACCGCGAATGGCCGGACCAGATCGAATACATCGAGGGCGTGGGCTATCCCGGCGCGTGGGCCGAGGCAGATGGCAAGCTGCAAGACGGCCGCCCTGGGCCAGCGCAAAAAGCCTGCGCGGGCTTTGGCTTTGAGGATTACAAACGCATCATCGACGCTGCCGAGAAAACCGACTCCGCCGAGCCCTCCGAGCGTTGGATGGATAGCCGCTATGGCAACACGCCGACGATGACACAGGAAGGCGTGCGAACGCTCATCGAGCAATGCAGCGACCGCATCGGTCTCGACTTCCGCGCCACCAGCGGGCAGGCGATTGTGGAAGGTGTCACGCTCATCAACGATTGGCTCGCCTACAACGAAGACGCGCCGGTGGATGCGCTGAACTCGCCGCGCCTCTACATCTCTCAACGCTGTCAGAATCTCATCTATGCGCTGAAAACATGGACCGGTGCCGATGGCAAAAAGGGAGCGACAAAGGACTGGATCGACATTCTCCGCTACATCACGCTCTCCGGCGTAGGCTACGAAGACCCCGCCATGCTCAAAGCCCGCCCAGGAGGCAGCTATTGACACCCTCACCCTATAATCAAAAAAGCATGAAACTTCTCCGTCGCCGCGATGTCATGGCCCGCCTGGGCGTCACTGCAAAGCAAATCACCAAACTCATCGACTCGGGCATTCTTCGCCCGATCTGCAAACGCGGATGCCGCGCTTGGTATCGCGCCGCTGATTTAGAAAAACTCGCATGAACGAAAAACGAATCCGATTTGATGGCACCCTGAGCCGAAACAAAAAACAGGAAAAGCCAACGCAGCCTTCGCATAGAGGGTCATGCACCATCGAAGGCGTTGCCTACTGGATCAGCGGCTATGTCAACGAGAACCGCGACAACGGCGAGAAGTATTTCAAGCTCTACTTTGAACCAAAGAAAACCGAAGCAGCAAGCGAAGCCGCGCCAGCCGCAGAGCCAGTCGCCGTGCCGCTCTCCGAGTCTCCTGACATTCCTTTTTGATGAGTGCTGAAGACCTACAAGCCGCATGGTGCGTGCCGCCCGAGGAACTCTGGTTCCGCAGCGTCATCGCAAAAATAAACGACGCCATCGAAGACGCTGCCGAAATTACCTGCATGCCGCAAACCGCACAGAACCCCGGCCTGCTCGCCCACAGCGCAGGCGGCTTGGAAGCCCTTCGCACCTTGCGCGAAGAAATCGAGCGCACCCGCGCCGAGGCATTCGATTCCAAGAAATAAATCGTCGGACCTTTTGTTCTCTGCCAGAGGCAGGAAACCTACAGAGGCTTGACCACTGAGCCAGCAATGCAAATCAGTGGTAACTTCCCCCTCCTCCGTGCTCTCCGTGTCCTCCGTGGTTAATCTTTTCTGCAATCTTTTTAGCCCCCGTTAGCCCCCATTTAGTCCCGTTTGCACCCGTTGCGCCCGCAGCCTCTTCCGCTCTGCAAATTTGGCGGGCAGATTCCGATTTACCGCGAGTGCTGAACTACTCGCCGCCTGCGCGTGGAACCCGTGCGTGCTGGCAACCACCTTAGTTCTGACACCGCGACTTGGACGCAACGAAAAACCATGGAACAGACGACAGAAACAGCATTCAGCATCGGCGAAGTCATCGACCAGTTGGGCATCAAACTCCCGACCGTAGATGAGACTCCGGCGGCCCCCGAGGCCGAACAGGAAGCAGTCGCGGATGAGACCCCTACTGACAACACCCCAGAAGATCAGCCCGAAGACGCCGATCCCGCCGAGTCCACCGAGGACTCGTCTGATCCGTCCGATTCTGAACAACCCGAAGACGCCACCGAGGAAGACGCCGACGAGACCGCCGAGGAAGACCCTGAGTCTGCCGAAGCGCCCGCCGTGAAGAAGCTCGCCAAGCGAGTGGACAAGCTCACCGCACGCGCCAAAAGCGCCGAGGAGCAAGCCACCACGCTGCAAGCCGAACTCGCCGCCGCCAAGGATGCGCTCACCCGCGCCCAGCCGATTGTATTGCAAGATGCAGCCGACCCGCTGGCCGATGTGACCAGCGCCGAAGCCCTCGAAAGCCGCCTCGCCGCAGCCAATACCGTGCTCGACAATGTGCCCGATCTCATTGCAAAGGCCGACTACGAAGGCGGCGAAGTGGAAGTGCCTATGGGAGACGGCAGCACCCGCAAGTTCACGAAGCAAGAGCTTCAAGAGCGCCTGCGAGTCGCCCGCCAGATTCTCAAGGCCGAGCCTGCCCGCCGGACCTACCTCGCTCAACGCGAGAGTTTCCAGCACGAAGCCCGGCAGGTTTACCCCGAGTTGTTCCAAGAAGAATCCCAGGCCAGGCAAATGATGATGGCTACGCTCCAAGCGTATCCCGGCATCGCCAAGCTACCGAACCTGGAGCTGATCATCGGTGACGCCATTCGTGGACAAGCCCTCCGCTTCCAGCAAGCCGAGGCCATCCAAAAGAAAGCCGCCACAGCCAAGGCCAAGCCTGCCGCACCGGCAGCCGCCAAGCCAGCCGTAGCCCCGAAAGTTGTCAGTCCCTCAGCCGCCCCCAAGACCAAATCCCAAGCCGACCCGCTCGAAGCGTTGAAGAAGTCTGGAAACCGTGACGCCGCCGAAAATTTCGTCGCCTCACTTTTCAACTAACCAACCCCAAAACCTAATCCCCCCAAACTACTACTATGCCCGCAACCCCCATCACTACAGTCAAAGGCCAACGCGAGGATCTTTCCGACGCAATGGTCCTCATCGAACCCGGCGACACACCGCTTTTCTCCATGTGCAAAAAAGCCAAGGAGCCAGCCAATGTGCTCTTCCAGTGGCCCGCCGACCGCTACAACGACCCGCAAACCGCAGGCGTCCTCGCTAACGACGATGTGTCTTCCTTCGACGACCAGCACGCCAACCGCGAACTCCTCTCAGGCCGAATTCAAAAGACCCGCCGCAGCTTCCAAGTGGACGACCTCGTTGAGCAAGTCTCTGATTTGGCAGGTGTTGGCAAAAAGCAAGCCTTCAACAAGGCGGCTGCCAAGGCCCTCGTCGAATTGAAGATCGACATCGAAGCCATCATGGGCTCCGACAACGACAGCCAAGTGCAGTCCGGCTCGAACCCCTACAAAACTCGCGGCATCGGCGAATGGATTAAAGCCACCGCGCAGGCCGATACAGCCACCGCCGTTCCCGCCGCGTTCCGCACCCCAGCCGCTTCGATCAACACGACTGCCACTACTTCTCTCACCGAGAACAATGTCATCGATGTGCTTCAGAGCATCTACGGCGTGCGCCGCGCTCGTCGCAACTACGACCTCGTTTGCGGCGTCGCCCTCAAGCGTGCGTTTACAAACTTCATCCGCACTCAGACTGGCTCGACAAATGTCATGTCCAGCGTCCGTGCCTTCAACAGCAATGTTGAGGACAAAAAAATCGTGAACACGATTGATATTTATGAAGGTGATTTCGGAATTTTGAGCCTTCATGTTTCCACCTACCTCGCCCATGGCGCGGCAGCAGCCGTCTCGGCCGCCCGTGGCTATGTGCTCGACATGGACCTCCTCTCCATCGGTTTCAATCGCAAGCCTCGCATGGAAGAGCTCGAAGACCGTGGCGGCGGACGCCGTGGCTTCTGCGACGCCATCTTCGGCGTTGCCGTGAGCAACCCGCAGGTTCTCGGAAAATTCGCAGCTACTGCGTAACACCCGCCCCCCAGCCCTTGCCGGTGGCCCCTCGTCTCAGGACAGGCCACCGGCAACCGGGGCTCCCCTTTTCAATAATGGAAATACTCAAAGAAGCGTTAAGCGGCATCCCCGGCGAAGTAGCCGACGGCGTAAAGAACGAGCTCCTCGCCCAGTGGAACTCCAAGGCTGTGCAAGCCGACGCCCGCCAGCACCTCATCGCCGCCGACCACGCCAAGCACGATCTGCGCTCCATCGAAGGCGTAGGCGCTTTGACTCTCTCCATCGACTCTCAAATCTTCCACTACTGGAACAAAATAGTTCCTGGTTGCTGGAACGATCCCGATTTCATCGCATGGTTCAAACGCAACTTCCCGCAATGCACCGTCAAGTGCGGCGGCACAGGCAAGACCATGCTCCTCATGCCGGGCCTCAAAGCAGCATGACAAATCTTTTTGCCAGTTCACGCATTGCGGCGGGGTGTGTTTCCCTGGTCATTTCATACGCGCTGGCCGTAACCGCATTAAAAGCGGCCTCTGGCAACTCTTTCATCGCATGAAGTCCTACGACGACGAGCCAGACCGCGACACGAAGTATTGGGTAGGCCAGCTCACCGAAGCCGCTACCGATGGCAGTTGGTTCTCCGCCGTGCGCAGCCGCAACTACGACACCCGCATGTCGCTCTGGGACGGGCAGTCCTCGGATGGCCGCAAGTGGGCCAGCAACTACGGCAAAAATGTTTTCCCCTGGGAAGGCGCTGCCGACAGCCGCATCCGCCTCGCCGATCTTGTTTGCAACCGCGAGACCCAGCTTTGCCTCACCTCGACCTTTGCCGCCCGCCTGCAAATGATGCCGGTGGAGTCCACCGACGCCATGTCCCGCACGGCCGCCGAGTCTGTGCTGAAGTGGATGCTCTTCACCCACTGCGCCTCCGACCTCCGGCGCGAACTCGAACTCGCCCTCAACATCCGCGCCACCTACGGCCTCGCCATCATGGGCGTGTTTTGGAAAACGACGACACGCATTGAGCAGAAGAGCGTCAGCCTCGAAGACCT